AAGTCATCAGTAAATGAATCACAGTCAGTGACTAGTTCAATAATTCTATCAATCATCTTCTGAGGAACAGAACCTTTATTAGCTGTAACAGATGCAAAGTTGATTATTCTAGTACTAATAATACTAGAGATGTCAGCTCTGAAATCATCCCCGCTACCAATGCAGCTCTTCAAAGAACCTTTAACATAGTTCCAATCATCATTTGTAAGAATCTGCTCAGGGCTAATGATCTTATCTAGCTTGTTATTAATAAACATAGCAAATAATGCAGATGGTTCTGCACCAATAGACCCATCACCAATCATGTTGATCAGTGGCAACTCATCTTCAAACTTGTCAATAGAGCTAATAGAGTTAAAGAAAGTAGTAATACTTCTAGGATTAACCTTCTGAGTTACTGTCTCAGGGTTCATCAACAAGAAGTTAATACATCTACCGTCAATACCAACAGTCTCTGCCCACCGTGCCCATACATTAGAATCAAACTTTACTTCTGTAGAAATAAATCTAGTTCTCTGAGCATCATCAAGACTAGTAACTTGATAGTCACCATTGTCTGGATTAGTGGTCAGAATTACATGCCAGTTCTTTGGAAGACTCCAAGAAATATATTCTTGTCTGTCAATCAACTCCATAGTAGCTTGCATAAATCTGTGGTCAGCACGAGTATAGTCATCAAGAACCAAGAAGCCACCTTCAGACTTACCCTGAATCCATTCAGGTGCAGCATGAGACATTCTCTTGTCTACAACCTTGTAACCTTTCTTCATAGCAGCATCCATCTGGCTCTCATTGATCCATGTAGTCTGCCCTTCTTTGTTAGCAATCTTGAATTCTTTTACAGGAAACCCAACAAGGTCACCTAGTTCTTCTATCTGAGATAGATTAATTTTTACAACATCCATATCCAGCTCTTTACCAAGCTGCATAATTGCAGAAGTTTTACCAAGGCCCGCATCACCTTCAATGTTTACAGCAACAGGTACTTTACCTTCATTTTGAATGTGCTGATTGTTTTTCACCATGTGTTTCAAAAAGTCTTTCAACTCATCTACGTTCAATTGTGTACTCATTTGTTTTAATTTAAAGTTCTAATCTAATTTGTTTTCCTGGTAAATCATCATTAAATTCAGATCTCTCTGACAATACCCATAGGACTGGTTTCCTAGGTTTTATACGTGTATAAGCTTCACCATCTGTGAAGTAAATCAAGCTTGTAAACTGCTTTCTTTCATTAAAATATTCTAGAACAGGATCAAATTGTGTCCCGCCTCTACCTGATACTTCTAGTTCAAACTTTCCATCATATGGTTTGATAGATTGTATTCTAGAATCACACTGTACAATTGTAACCTCAACACCTGCTTTATACAAGTGATGTATCTCATTAATAAATTCTTTCAATTCATCATCACAAACAGAGCCTGATGTATCAATACCAACAAGCATGTTTTGTCTCATCTTTATCTTAAGGCCAGGATTGTCAGAGTATCTTTTGTTCTCTTTCCTTCTTAGCTTTCTAGTAAAGATCTTTGTAGATATACCCGTGAAACGCTTAATATAATTTTTCCAATTAAATTTAGGTGGTATAACTTCATCTAGTTTAAGTAGACCTGATATTTCTCCAGGTACAAACCCGCGCTTCTTTTCAGTCTGCTCTTTAGCATCATGCAATACTCTTTGCAATTGCTTTTCAATCAGCTTCTTTTCTGCATCAGGCATGTTTTCAAAATCTTCCCACTGATGATCAGGTATCTCAACTTCTTTATCAGATGAACCATCAGTAATAGTAACTGTACATTCACCTTTTTCTAAAGCGTCAAGAAGCTTATCCATATTATCATCTCCACAACTACCTTTTTCTTTCTTATCTTTTTGAGCTTGTAAAAGCCTATCATAATAATATCTAGTACCAGCTTTCCTTTCTAGATTTAAGTGCTCATAGTTATCTATATCAACACCACCTTCAGGCAACCAGGCTGAATCTATATATTGATTAATCTCCATATCCATTGCAATGTTAGCCAACTTCTTGTCAGAGAACATATCAAATGTAGTAAGGTGATTAAAAGCAATATGTAGTAACTCATGCTTCAGTAAACCTAATCTATGATCTTCAGATAAATCATTCCAGAACTTCTCACTTATCATCAATTGATAGTTGATACCATTCTTACAGACACCTGCTGTGCCTACTCTGTCATCCCATGACTTATGCAACATTAACAAAAAGAAACCATAATACGGTTCCTTTAACATCAAGTCTTTTGATGTTTTACTTAGTGAATCTTGTTTATTCATTTTATGATTTTTATTTCTATATCTTTGAACTTAAAATCAAGAGCTTTCAAGACTTGTTTCTTGTCTTTAATTACTTCTTCTATTATCAGTTCAGCCACCCAAGGTTTTTTTACTCCACCAGTTGCTAGATGATTTAACCATCTATCACCTTTTAGTGCTGTATGTTTTGGAGGAACCCAATCTGGTCCATCTCTTAGTATACCAAGTTTGCTTAATACAGAACTTATTGTTCCAGCTAGGCTTGCATCTGCAAGAGCCCACTCTTCTATATCAGGAACACCATACAACCATAAGAATAATAACTCTTCTCTGTAGTCATCTACTCCTTCAAGGTTAGCAAATGCTTTCATGGCCATATAATGATTATCTTCATCATCTGACTGTAGCATTGTCAATAAATTTTTCAGAATTTGTTTATTCATATTTTTCCTTTATAAAATCTTCCTAATATATTTCCATTTAGGTATTCATCTCTCTCAAGAACTTCATGTTTGAATTGAAACTTGGTTTCTTGATAAGTTAGTTCTGCTTTACTAAAACAAATCTTAAGTATGGTTCTATATATTAATCTACCATCCTTGTAAGCTTGCTTTAGTTCTGCATTGCTACTGAAATAATTCTTATAGTCAGGTTTAACAACTATCTCATACTTCTTAGCTCTTTTGTCTGTCATAGCAGCTAACTTCTTCTTTCCAAATTTCTTTTTTCTTTTACTAAAGAAGTTCTTCTTACCTATGTAAGAATACATTTGACCATCATCTGCTAAGTAATTCATTATATAAACAAACCCTACAGCCTTTTGAGGAATCATGTGATCATCAAACTTAATTGTCTCTCCAAATCCAAAATCAAGATTTAATATTCTCTCAGGTACTACAATTCTCCAATGATACATGTCTCTGCTCACTTTACTCTTTGAATGTTTTTTCATATCAACTTTTTTAGTAAAGGTAATAATGTATCTCTAGTTTCTGTTATACCGTATTTCTTTATAGAGTCAGATAAATCTTTCTCCATATCTAGAATTACATAATCAAAACCATATTTCTCTTTATACTTTTCCATAGATTTGATACCAGCTTCATCATTGTCAAATAGTACAAATACTTTTTCATACTTGCTGACAATCTTGTTTAGCATGTTATCAGGAATTAATGTGTTTTCACTGTCTGGCGCAATAGATTCTGCATCAGTTAACTTAAGTCTGTTAAAAGCCATTAAGTCTTTTAGTGAAGATGTAATTACAAGATACTTCTTATCATACTTCAGTTGATCAGAACCTTGAATATAATTCTTGACTTTGATAAACTTTTTATCAGATACTTTAGGTTGATAGATTTTGTACAATGTACCATCATCTTTGAAATAACCATATATGTTAAATCCTTTAATAGTAATTGAACTTTCTTTACCATCAGCATCTTCTTTAGTCATCTTATAAAACTCTAGCGGGGCCACATTATACTTCTCAAGAAGTCTAGATCCAATATTAAATCTAGTCCAATATTTCTGATCTATTGTAGTCCAGTGTCTCATTTCATAATCAGTAACTTTATATTTACTGTGTGCTTTATATTGTTGTACAGGATTATGTCCATTGTTTAGAACATACTCATTATAGTCTTGTATAATCTTCATGGCAGCTTCACCACGAGTTTTAAGATTACTTACAACTTTAACAAGTTCAATTGAGTCACCTTGAATACCAGAAGAAAAGTCTTTGAACTTATATCTCTGTTTATTTACATCAAAGTATATACACATAGAAGGTGTTCTTTCTCTAGTATTAACTATAGACTTTATCTTTATATCTTGACCATCAAGAAATTCAGTGAGTCCTAGATAATGTTGAAAGGCCCAACCTGTAGGTATATCTTCTAAATTGCTAATTAAGTTTTTTGTGGAAATCATAAGACTAATTTAGTTAATAAAAGGGGAGCCTGTTCTGACTCCCCCTTCATTATAGCTTTAGCATAGCTATTAGTCTAGGTTAAAATCAGAACTTGTCTTCATAGGTATTGATAAATCATCATCATCATTTCCAAAAGAAGAAACTGGCTTGTTCTCAATCTTTCTTAGATGTTTAGATTCATTATATGTCAATACATTATCTGCAGTAGGAGAATATCCATACTTTTTATTTTCAGCTTTTGCAAGCCAACAGTCATAAGCAATATAGCCAGATCTGTTTTCATACTCTTTACCCGCAAGACAAACATGTAAATACTTATCTTGATAAGGAGCTGTTTCATTGAATGCTCTTACAAAATCTTCAATTGTTTCATGCTGATTATCTTGTTCAGTAAACCAATCTGTAATTCCCAAAGCTGTAGATAAATTCTTTAAGAACATAAGAATAGATCTATCTCTTTGAATTTTAATACCAGACTTTGTTTCTCCATCAGCAAATGCATACTGACTAGCTTTTACTCTGCCAATCTGTCCTGCATATCTACCTTTAGATTCATCTTCTCTGTCAATCAAGAATCCTTCAAAGCCATCAATAGGTTTAGTTTCCATTTCTAATAATAAATGATATGCACCATCTATAAATTTAAATTCATCTAGTCTAACACTATTAATTTTTAATTCATGATTACCAGGTGAGATGGTCTTGGCCATTCCTCCACCGCTACTTTCTGTCAAATCTGTTGTACTTAATGCCATTTGATTTTTGTTTTTAGTTATTAATTAATTTACTTGTATATTTTATTCCAGTGAGTTTTTATCTCACCCTTTTCATTCATTTCAGAAATTACTATTTGTTCATTTCTTAAGTGGTCTGGTCTAGCACCACATGTTACACCATCATTATTCTTAAAATTGATAATTGTTTCATTTCCTTTCCTGAACATATAGCCAATTGCATCAGCATTTGCACAGATCAAAGATTTTATCTTACCAGTTAAGTCTATGTTAGCAGACATAACCATAGAACCTTTATCATCTACTACCTTGTCTTTAATGTGACCTGATAGAATTACATGGGGAGCTAATGTATCAATAAAATCTAAGACTTGAAAGAAAGCTTGACGGATATATAAATAACCAGCACCATTTGGTAGTGTAGTTACATCATTACCATCAAAGTTTTTACCCATAGGAGTTTTCTTGTACAGTTTGATTGCCAAAGGCATCACCATAGACTCTAATGCAGTTACAGTATCTACTGTTACATAATCATAAGGTTTGTCTGCATCCTTTATGGCCTTACCTGCATCAAGTAAATCCTGAAGACTATCAATCTTAACCTTCAAAGCTTCAACATACTCACTACCATTCTCCAAGTCCAATATAAGATTGTTCTTTAAGCCTGCAAATGCTGTAGTTTTACCTGTCTTAGGTTTACTGTAGATAATTAATCTCTTTGGGTTAACTCTTTCTACTTTTACTTTTTTAGTTGGAAGTACTA